GGAAGTTTTAGATCACGGATCCACTGCAGGAGCGGTAGGAGCCATGAAGGGACACGGCATTGGTGCCATGAGAACGAGAAGATTTAGGAGATTTTTTGATGAACATGGTCTTGTAATGTCTATGCTGTCGGTGGTTCCGAAAGCGGTTTATAACAACTCATTATGGAAAGGATTTAACAGATTAACAAAAGAAATGTTCTGGCAAAGGGAATTACAGCATTTAGAGGATCAACCCGTGTACTATCAGGAGGTTAACGCAGCTCAGTCAGATAGAACTGATAGACTTGGTTATCAGGATCGGTACGGAGAGTATAGGTATCATCCGTCTTCAGTTGCAGGTGAATTTAGGTCAACTCTTAACTATTGGCATATGGCTCGAGATTTTTCCGGAGATATTGCCTTAAACTCTACTTTCACGGAGTGTACGCCTACTGAAAGAGTATGGGCAGATTCTGAATCAAATCATATGTATGTTATGGCGAATCATTCTATTCAGGCAAGAAGACTTATAGCAAGGAGGCCTTAAATATGGGATTAATGGTAAGTCGGGACGTTATAGACGATATAACAAAGTTAAATCACGCACTTATAGACGAAGAAGGAAAAGAAATAAACAACCCAAAACCGCTGTTTTTGGATGTGTCAAGGCAAAAAAAGTCAGAAAGTATTAGAGAAGAAATGAGAAGAATCTTAAGGCAAGAATTATCATATGAAGCTTTTAGGCAAGGAGAAGAAACATTTGACGATGCTAACGATTTTGATGTAAAATCGGATTTTGAAACAGATCGGGAATTCAGCGAATATTCATTGGCTGAAGAAGAAGAACCCAAAAATTTCATAAAGGAGATTCAAGATGAGCAAATTAGAGCATCACGGCATGAGCCCGGCTCAGATCCGGAAGTTGGAAAAGATAACTCTGGAGGAAGCATTCAAGATCCTTCAGATGACAGAAAGCCCGGTGGCTCAGTTCAAGAGAACGGTGAAGCCGATTAATCATCCGGACTATGTTCATGTGGACACACCAACCGAATAGGAGAACCCTATATCTCCGAAAGGAGCACTGTACCTGTTCTTGTCAGGTACAGTGCTAATCGGTCCCTCATTAGCAAAACAAAAGGAATGACATGAGAAGGAGACATCGTAAGCCGAAGGCAAAAAGGGCTCAACGAGAAAACAGTTATCAATATCACCCATCAAATATACTTTCTCCCACACATCGTGTGTTGAGACCTTCATCTTATCATGTCAGACAAAAGGAGACAGACTATGCTCAAGACAGAAGACTTTACACACCTATACGCAGAATCAATCCTTCCACAATTAATAATCGGCCTGCTCAAATCATCGCTCCTCGACAGGGTAAAAGTCGAGATTCTTTCCGGTTCCAATTTAGAGAAGATCCAAGAAATATTACAGTCTGCCGTAGGCGAACTGATAGAAGGCGTGTCCTCTTTCAGCTCAAGGTTATTGGAAGAGGTAGAGGCGGAGCTGGCTTCAAGAAAAGATTAATGAATGAATTATCCCATGTAAGATGTGTTAGGAGGTGAAAAAATGGGTGCTGGAATTGGAAATATGCTGGGAAGTTTCCTAAATTTCGGAAATCAAATAGCTGGAATGAAGCAGCAGGGGGAAATGAATCGGATGGCGAGAAAAGTCCATTACCGGACAGCTCAAAACCAGATTCAATGGAGAGTTGCTGACGCGAGAGCTGCTGGGATTCATCCCCTCGCTGCTATGGGATTACCGGCAATGAGTACGCCATCGTTTCATGCAAGTATGCCGAGTAATGTAAATTTCCCTCGGTTTAATAAACCGGACAAAAAACAAGATGAGCTGCTTCAAGCTCAAATAGATGAAAGCAAGGCTCGTGCCGGCTATTTCGATAGAATGGGCCAGGTACAGGGCGGACTTCAAGGTCAAGATGCTCAAGGAGTTACTGTGGGTCAAGTAAACCCGAATGTAGAAGTAAATCCTGCGCAGGTGACTGCTAGTAATGCAGCAGGATTGCAATCCGGGTTAGATGCGTTTTTTAGAATATCTCCTGATAAGGATGGTGGTTTAAGAGTTGTTCCAACTCAGAAGTCTGTGGAATTGACTCAAGAAGGTGCCGAGGGTGTTAAGTATATGATAGAGGAGGCATATAATTATGACAAGAATTATGCAGCGTCCTTTATGCCGGGATTAGGAGCAAGTATACAGAGAGACAAATTGAGAGATTTAAGAAGTAACATTTTAGCTACTACTGGGATGATGCCCGGAAAGCACTTGCGATATAATAGAGACAATACAAAGTGGTATTGGGTGGATAATAGCAGAGGTATGCGTTTATATACAAGCGGTCATGGGCAGTATTCAAAAGAGAATAGGACTGCAGTAAAACCCGGAGTTTGGAAGAAAGCGGTCAGAGAAGCATCAAGATGGTTTGTACCTTAACCCTTTAACAGGAGGTAAAAAAAATGGCTTATTACAGGAGAAGGTCTATTCGTAGGAGTAGAGGTTACAGAAGGCGTGGCAGAAGGCGTGGTTATGGTAGAAGGCGTAGGTCTAACTACTTTGGCGGGCGTCGGATCGGTAGGCGCTTATGAGGTAAAAATGCGATGCGAAAATCCGTATTTAAAGCACCCTAGAGGTTATCCGCTGGGAGTATTGAAGTTAAGGCCAGAATTAAGAGAAGAATGTATACCGTTTCCCTGCGGTAGGTGCTTTGCCTGTAGGGTGAACAAATCGAGAGAGTGGAGCACAAGAATAATATTAGAGAGTGAGTCATGGAGTGAGTATTCGTGGGTAACATTAACTTATGACGATGAACATTTACCAGAGGACAATAGTGTCCATAAAATTACAGTTCAGAAGTATATAAGAAAATTAAGGAAAATGATAAGACCAAAAAAAATCAGATATTATGCGGTAGGTGAATATGGCGAACGAAATAATCGTCCTCATTACCATCTGTTTATCTTTGGTATTAATAATTCTGAAACTATTGAAAACGCATGGACAGACAGTAGTGGAATTCCTAAAGGTTTTGTTCAAGTCGATCCGGAAATAAACTTAAAGAACGCAAAATACACAGCCGGATATATTGTAAAGGGACATCACTTTAAAGAATGCGAAAAATTAAATGGTAGAAATCCGGAATTTAGTCTAAAGTCACAAGGGCTTGGAAAGTATAGAATAGGCGAGATTGCGGAGGATTTTCATCAATACACGTTTGAATTCGGAGGTAAGCCGTGGTTAAAAAATGAAGTGGTTAAAAGCATCAGGAGAGATAAAAGAGAATATCCATTAGGCAGATTCTTAACTAAAAAACTACAACAATTATCAGGATTAGATGAGGAAAACTATAAAAAAGAGTTTGATAACAAATTAGATGAGCTGTTCGAGGAGTGTAGACCAGGGACAATGGAATATCGTGATAATATTATACAATTAGGAAAAGCGGTTAGGGACCGCGCAAAAATAAACTATAAATATTTAAAAAAAGCGAGGAAACTATGAAAAGATCAAAAGTTAGTTTGAGCCATTACAAATTATGCTCAATTGATGCGGGTGTCTTATACCCAATAGCATGGTACGAAGTGCTTCCTGGAGATACTGTTCAGCAAGTTACTGCGTGCCTAATCAGATGCCAGCCTTTGCTTGCGCCGCTTATGCATCCACTAAAAATGCGTATTCACCATTGGTACGTTCCTTATACTCAGATATTCGATGATTTCGAAGACTTTATAACAGGTGGCGAGGATGGTCTTGATGCAAGTGTTTTTCCTTATAGAGAATCCTCAAGTATAACAGAAAGCTCTTTGCAGGATTTTTTAGGAGTTCCCCCGGATAGCTATTCACCGGATCTTTATTATTCGGCAATGCCTGAAAGGGCGTATGCTCATATATTTAACGAGCATTACAGAGACCAGCAATTAAGGGCGCCTCTGGTCATAGATACTACAGATGGTCAGGATGTAACTACGAACACGTCTCTACAGAGGGTAAGCTGGGAAAAGGACTATTTTACTACTTGTCGGACTGATCCTGAGTTAGGAGGTGAGGCAACAATTGGATTTGCTGATGATGCAAGAGTGTATGGATTAGGGAAAACAGATCAAGGATACGGTTCAGGTCCAGATAGTGTATATGAAACTGATGGTTCTGGGACTAGATCATATGTAGATAATCATCCGGTAAATCTTAATAATACTGTTAGACTAGAAGAAGATCCGGACAATGCAGGATACCCTAACATTAGAGCTGCTACTTCAGAGCTTACTATGCCAGTTCAAAACATAAGAACAGCCATGGCCATTGAGAATTACAGAGTGGCAAGGAATAAATGGGGTGCTCGTTATGTGGAATATCTGAGACACCTCGGTGTTAGGTCAAAGGATGGGCGTTTAAATACTCCTGAGTTTCTCGGAGGTGGACGCCAGATTATGCAATTCTCGGAAGTTTTAGATCACGGATCCACTGCAGGAGCGGTAGGAGCCATGAAGGGACACGGCATTGGTGCCATGAGAACGAGAAGATTTAGGAGATTTTTTGA